GAAGCGGAAACCACATCGAATATCATCGGCGGCGTGACTGCCCAGGGTAAACGCACCGGCATGAAAGCGCTGCTTACCGCCAATAACCAGCTCGGCGTGAAACCGCGCATTCTGGGGGTTCCCGGTCATGACACACAGGCGGTCGCGTCTGAACTGCTGAGCGTGGCGCAGTCCCTGCGCGGCTTCGCGTATCTGGCCGCCTATGGCTGTAAAACCGTGCAGGAATGTATCGATTACCGCGCCAACTTCGGCCAGCGTGAAGGTATGTTGATCTGGCCTGATTTTACCGGCTGGGACACTGTGACAGATGCCGAACAGACGATGTACGCCACCGCCCGTGCGCTGGGCCTGCGCGCCAAAATTGACAGTGACACCGGCTGGCATAAGTCGCTTTCCAACGTCGCAGTGAACGGCGTCACCGGTATTTCCGCCGATGTGTTCTGGGACTTGCAGGATCCGGCGACCGACGCGGGCCTGCTGAACAAAAACGACATCACCACGCTTATCCGCTCTGATGGTTTTCGCTTCTGGGGTTCCCGCTCCCTGAGCGATGACCCGCTGTTCCAGTTTGAGTGTTACACCCGCACCGCGCAGGTTCTGGCGGACACCATGGCAGAGGCTCACATGTGGGCGAATGACATGACGCTGACCCCGTCACTGGCCCGCGACATTATCGAAGGCGTGAAGGCAAAAATGCGCTCACTGGTCAGCCAGGGTTACCTGCTGGGCGGGGACTGCTGGTTTGACGACAGCGTGAACGATAAGGACACCATCAAGGCCGGGAAGCTGTGGCTGGACTATGACTACACCCCGGTCCCGCCGCTGGAAAACCTGATGTTCCGCCAGCGTATCACCGACCGTTATCTGGTCGATTTTGCCAGCCAGCTTAAATCCTAAGGGGACGTTATGGCACTGCCACGCAAGGTTAAATACCTGAATCTGTTTAACGCCGGTCAGAACTGGATCGGCCTGGTTGAGTCCGTCACCCTGCCAAAACTGACGGAGAAAATGGAGAAGTACCGGGGCGGCGGCATGCCGGGTTCGGTGGATATCAGTCTGGGCCTGGACGACGGCGCGCTGGATACGGAATTCACCATCGGTGGTACGGAGATCCAGCTGTTCAAGCAGATGGCGACGCCCACTGTTGACGGTGTTCAGCTGCGTTTTACTGAATCCCTGCAACGTGACGACACCGCCGAAGTGACCGCGCTGGAGCTGGTTACCCGTGGCCGCTACAAGGAACTGGATTCCGGCGAGCACAAGCAGGGCGACAGCTCAACCACCAAAGTGACCTGCACCAACACTTACGTAAAACTCACCATCAATGGTGAGGAACTGTATGAAGTGGACACGGTGAACATGGTCTGGAAAGTCGGCGGCGTGGATATGCTTGAAGCACACCGCACCGCGCTGGGCCTTTAATTAAAACGGGCGCGCCTGCCGCGTCCGTCTTTACTTCTCTTTTCTGAACGGAAAACATCATGACCAAAGAAACCGAAACCACCGGCACCGAACCACGCACCACCGCAACCGTCACCCTGGACTGCCCGATCCAGCGCGGGAAACAGTCCATTGCAACCATCACCGTGCGCAAGCCACAGTCCGGCGCGCTGCGCGGCACCCGTTTGCAGTCGCTGATGGAAATGGACGTGGACAGCATGATGGTGGTGCTGCCGCGCGTCACCACGCCGTCATTGACCCGCGAGGAAGTGCTTACCCTGGAGCCGGGCGACCTGTTGCAGTTATCCGTGGAGCTGGTCAGTTTTTTGTTGCCGAAGTCGGCCACTGCCGGTTTCCCGACAAATTAACTGTTGATGATTTAATTGCCGATATCGCCACGATCTTTCACTGGCCGCCCGATGTAACCGGCGATATGTCGCTGACAGAACTGCTGGAGTGGCGGCACAAAGCCATTTTACGAAGTGGGGCCGCCGATGAGTGACCGTAACCTGCGTTTGCAGGTTGTATTAAATGCCGTTGATAAGCTCACCCGCCCGTTTAAGGATGCGCGTGCCGGTTCTCAGGAACTGGCCGCCGCCATCAAAAAATCCCGTGATGCCCTGAAACAGCTCGACCAGGCTGGCGCGAAGCTCGACGGGTTCCGCACGCTGCAACAGTCCGTGAAACAGACCGGTGCCGATCTGGCGCAGGCCCGCCTGCGCGCCCAGATGATGACCCGCGAAATGGCGGGGATGGAAAACCCGACAAAGAAACAGACCAAAGCCCTGGAAGACCAGTGGCGGGCCGTGTCGCGCCTGGAGAAAAAACAGCAGGAAGAAACCTCGCAACTAAGCCGGGTCCGGGCGGAGCTGTACCGGCTGGGAATTTCAGCCAAAGACGGCACCGGCGCAACGGAAAAAATCCGCCGGGAAACGGCCCGCTATAACAATGAGCTTCGGGAACAGGAAGCCAGGCTGAAGCGCGTCGGGGAACAACAGCGCCGCGCAGCTGCTGCCAGCGCTGCGTTTCAGCGCTCAAGAGCAATACGCAATGAAATTGCTACAACCGGGGCGGGAATGGTAGCGACGGGTGTGGCAACTGCCATGCCGTTGATGGCCCCTGTCCGGGCTTACTCGGAATCGGAAGAGGCAGCGACGCAGCTGGCTGCGTCAATGATGGCCCCGGGCGCTAAGGTGCTGCCTGAATATGAGCAAATAAATAAGCTGGCGCTTCAGCTTGGTGATCGCCTGCCCGGCACTACGGCAGATTTTCAGAACATGATGACGATGCTTCGCCGTCAGGGGATGTCAGCAACAACGATCCTGAATGGACTTGGTGAGGCTACGGCTTATCTCGGCGTTCAACTGAAGTTACCCGCAACAGAAGCTGCGGAATTTGCTGCCAAACTTCAGGACGCAACCGGTACGACAGAGAAAGACATGATGGGCCTGATGGATGTTATCCAGAAGGGTTTCTACGCCGGTGTTGATCCGAACAACATGCTTAATGGCTACGCAAAAATTTCCAGTGCCATGTCAATTCTCAAGGTGAAAGGGCTGGAAGCGGCGAAAGTTTTTGCACCGTTACTTGTTATGGCCGACCAGACAGGCATGGCGGGTGAATCAGCAGGCAACGCTTACCGTAAGGTTTTCCAGGCGGCAATGAACCGGGACAAGGTGACCGGGGCTAATGATGATCTGAAAGCTGCGGGTTATAAAATCAAACTCAGTTTCAGTGACGGCAAAGGCGAATTCGCCGGGCTTGAGGCGCTTTATCAGCAGTTGCTGAAGCTCAAAAATGTCTCTACAGAAATGCGGCTCGCCACTCTGAAAGGCATTTTTGGGGATGATGCGGAAACCCTCCAGGTTCTGAATATCATGATTGATAAAGGAATGGATGGTTACCGTGAAGCGGAAGGGAAATTGCAGGCGCAGGCATCCCTGCGTGAGCGTGTTGATTCCCAGCTTAAAACGCTTGGCAACCGCTGGGAAGCTGCGACCGGCTCATTTACCAATGCCTTAGCCACAATAGGCGCGACCGTTGCGCCGGAACTAAAACAGCTGGCTGACTGGCTGGGTAATCTGGCGAACCGCCTCAATCAGTTTGTTCAGCAACATCCGAAACTGGTATCTGCGATTTTTAAGGTGGTTGCCGGTTTCGCAATCATTACTGCAACGCTGGGAACGCTGGGGCTTGCTGTTGCTGCCATTCTGGGGCCGCTGGCTATCATGCGTTACGGCTTTAGTTTCCTGGGCGGCGGCGCGCTGTCGCGCCTGCTTCCGGGCTTCGGCGGACTGGCGGCCATTATTGCCCGTCTGGCTCCGGGTCTGGCCGGTGCCGGTGGCGGGATCCGCGCATTTTTGGCAAGCCTTCAGAATACCGATGCGGCTTCCGTGCTGGAGCGCATCCGGGAAGCCCTGTCCGGTTTCGGTGGGGATGACGAGGAAGGCGGCATACTGGATGCGCTGCGCAACGGGGTACTGAAGCACCTGAAAGAGCAGGCAGAGAACGCGGGCGGCGCGCTGGTCGCCGCGTTCCGTAACCCTGTAGCCACGCTGTCAGCCCTGCGGGGGCATGTTGCCGGGCTGGCAACGGCAGGTTTTGGGATGCTGGGTACGGCGGTGAGCCGCTTCGGTAATATCCTGCTGGCGCTTGTCACCTCGCCGCTGGCGCTGCTGCGCACGGCATTAATGGCAACCGGCGGCCTGCTGGGCGCGCTGCTGAGTCCCGTCGGGCTGGTCGTTATGGCGCTGTCTGCCGTCGCGCTGGTTGTCTGGAAATACTGGCAGCCCATCACGGCATTTTTATCCGGGATGGTGGAAGGGTTTCAGGCGGCTGCCGGGCCAGTTAAGGAAGCGTTCGAACCCCTACGCCCCGTGTTCACCTGGATAGAACAAACAGTGAAAGGACTGTGGAAGTCATTCACCGATTTGCTTTCCCCTGTCAAATTTACCTCTGATGAGCTGAGCAATGCGGCAGATATGGGTAAACGTTTCGGCCAGGCGTTAGCAGATGGTCTGGCACTCGTAATGAGTCCTCTTGAGTCACTTAAGTCGGGCGTTTCATACCTGCTGGATCTGATGGGTATTGTCAGTGATGAGTCTAAAAAAATGCCTGATGCCAGACAGGTAACCGGTAATAACTATCTGAATTACGGTAGTAATGAACCAAAAACATTCTCTGGTAGTGGCTATAACGTGCGGATGTATGATTCAGGCGGTCATCTGCCAGCCGGGAGAATGGGCATTGTCGGAGAGAACGGCCCGGAGCTGATAAACGGGCCGGTCAATATTATGAGCCGTCGCCGTACCGCCGCACTGGCTGCCGCTACGGCGATGGCGTTCGGCAGCCTGTCACAGCCTGTTGCCGCGAAACCACTTCATCCGCTAAGCCTGCCGGTGGCGGAGTACCGTCAGCCGTCAGCCGGGCTGCGGGGCGGTGATCTGTCCGTTTCATCCGGTCCGGCAAAATATGAAATCAACATTCATCAGGCACCGGGTCAGAGCGCGCAGGATATGGTGGCGGAAGTTATGCGCCAGCTCGACGCGCGGGAGCGCCAGCGCACCGCCGGTCGCCGCAGTAGCTTCAGTGACATAGGGGATTTTGAACCATGATGATGACCCTGGGCCTGTTTGTATTCATGCTGAAAACCGTCCCGTTCCAGCAGTTGCAGCTTCAACAGCAGTGGCGACACGCCAGCAACAATCGCGTGGGCCTGCGTCCGTCGCTTCAGTTTCTGGGACCGGACAGCGACACGATAACGCTGACCGGTGTTCTGATGCCCGCCATCACCGGCGGGCGGCTGTCCATGCAGATGCTGGAGCTGATGGCGGAAACCGGCAAGGGCTGGCCGCTGCTGAAAGGCAACGGGACCATTTACGGCATGTTCGTGATCGAGAATATCGGGCGAACGGAAAGCGAGTTTTTCAGCGATGGTTCACCGAGGAAAATTGAATTTACCGTGACGCTGAAACGTATGGATGAGTCGCTCAGTCAGATGCTGGGCGACCTGTCCGGGCAACTGACCCAGCTTAAGGACAACGCGGTCAGCAGTGTGGGGGGTTTGCTGTCATGACAGATATGACCATGTTCGCCGGTAGTGAATGTGTCCCTGCTTACCGGGTGATGATGAAGGACCGGGATATCACGCAGAACCTTGCGCCCCGGCTTATTGCCCTGACGCACACCGATAACCGTGGCTTTGAGGCTGACCGCCTCGATCTGGAACTGGACGACGCAGACGGCCTGCTGGAACTGCCGCGCCGGGGTGCGGTACTGTCGCTCGCGCTGGGCTGGAAAGGAAAGCCGCTGATCGTCAAAGGGGATTTTACCGTTGATGAGATTGAGCATTACGGAACGCCGGACCGCATCACCGTGCGGGCGCGTAGCGCGGATTTTCGCGCCACGCTGAACACCCGCCGGGAGAAGTCCTGGCATCAGACCACCGTGGGGAAAGTGTGTGAAGAAATCGCCGCCCGGCACAAGCTGGAAACGGCCATCGGTGCGGACATGGCCGCGCAGGATGTGGACCACATCGACCAGACCAATGAATCAGACGGGTCATTTCTGATGCGGCTGGCCAGACAGTATGGCGCGATTGCGTCCGTTAAGGCTGGCAGGCTGCTGTTCATCCGGCAGGGCCAGGGCAAAACCGCCAGCGGGAAAGCACTGCCGGTAGCCACAATAACCCGCCAGTCCGGCGATCAGCACCGCTTCAGCCTGGTGGACCGGGAAGCCTACACCGGCGTGATCGCTTCCTGGCTGAACACCCGCGAGCCGGTAAAGAAAGACCCGGCAAAGGTGAAGCGCAGGCGTCGGAAGTCCAGTGCGTCCAGTACCAAAACCCCCGAAGCCAAACAGGGTGATTACCTCATCGGTACGGATGAAAACGTTCTGGTCCTGAGTCGCACCTATGCCAACCGGCGCAACGCAGAGCGCGCCGCAAAAGCGACATGGGAACGGCTTCAGCGTGGCGTGGCATCGTTTTCTATCGGGCTGGCGCTGGGGCGAGAAGATTTATTCCCGGAGTTGCCGGTCAGGGTAAGCGGATTCAAACAGCAGATTGATGAAGCGGACTGGATTATTACCACGGTCACCAACTCCATTAATGACAACGGTTTTACGACGTCACTGGAACTGGAAGTGAAAATTTCAGATACGGACATGAATTAAATCATTTTGAAAATGCAAGTTACAAGTTATCATATTTAAACTTTTCGAGCTGGAGAAACCTGAAAATGATGAATTGTCCTCTCTGTGGTAATGCAGCGCATACGCGGAGTAGCTATCAGGTATCGTCAAACACAAAAGAAAGATATAACCAGTGTCAGAACATTGAATGCGGACATACGTTTATTACGCATGAAACATTTGTCCGATCTATTTCTACACCGCAACGTGTCAACCCTGCCCCACCCCATCCTCAGTGCAATGGACAAAGCCATTTAATTTTTTAA